CCTTGCGAGCACAGTCATGCGTGCAAGCGAGTGTGTGGTGATGCAAATCAAAAATTCTATGATGCAGGTAGACGCCTGCAAGCTGGTTTCTTCTCGTGTGTTGGTATGACGAAGTACTATCGAGGTTGGAATAAGCTGTTTAATAAAATGTCAAGAGGAAGAAGATTTAAAAAAGGAAAGTCGTTAGATGCAAAAGAGTGGGACAGTTCCATGTGTAGGGCGATGTTTTTAGCAATCATTTGGTTTAGAATAGCCTGCTTTAATCCCGAGACGAGGGAGTTAAGTGCAAAGAGGCTAGTTACTCTGTACATGGACATTTTGTACACAGTAATACGTATGATGAACGGTGAGGTTTATGAGAAGACCACCGGAAATCCTTCGGGATCTGAAAACACAGTTGTTGATAATACACTGGGATTGTTTTTAGTGTTTGCTTATTGTTATATTAGGCAGTGTAGACGAAAAGGGAAAATCGTGAGTTATGGCGTATTCTTGGATCAGTTTGAGGGTGCTATGTATGGAGATGATTTGGATATCACTGTTGACGATGAAACGGCTCAGTGGTTTAGCATTACGGAATTGAAGGAAGATGCGAAGGAACTTGGGTTTACGTTTACTACTGAAAATGGCAATGATGAGTGGGACACCGTTGAGGACTTAGTTTTTTTAAGTGCACGGTTTCATTGGCTGGAGGATTTAAGCATGTATGTGCCGATACCAGCTCATGAGAAAGTGTACGCATCGTTGTTAATGAATTCAACGGTCACGGATATCAGATTCACCTTGTTGCGAGCTCAGAGTTTGTTGCAAGATAGTTTCTGGAATGAACAATCAAGGACGATGTTAGAGGATTTTATACAATGGGTGTATAGTGAGAATAAATCACTGTTGTGTGATGGCTATATTCCGGATACGGAGGTGGACATGAAAATAGTGCGTAGTACGCTATTGTCGCCTAGTGCAATAAGGCACATGTATGTCGGGACTCAACCCATGGCTGTGGTCCAGCAGCTTTAGTGACTCCGCGGGGGACCAGTCACTTTAAAAGATCCAATGTCGGCGCCAGAAGGTAAGTCAATTGTTAAGGCTGTTCAGGCCGTGGAGAAGAAACAAAGAAAGAAG